TACTATCTAAATACCCTAGCATATTAAAAGAGTTCTGGTCTAGTTGTGGTGTTCCCAGAGGGTTAACAGCACCCGGTGTGCGTACTCTTACAATACCACCCGGTCTAGAAGTCATTAGGTCATCTAAATTCGCTTGACCTTCCACTACCTCGTATCGCCCATTATTTGTTAGGTACATGTTGTCTAACAAGTTACGCATTAGTGTAGTCTTAATGAGTTGAAGGTCGGAGATTAAGTCATAAATACTCAGACCGTAAAACTTATGAGGCATTGGTATAGGTGTAAGGGAGGAGAAGGGAACACTATCCACAGCCTCATTATCTAACAGTTCATCTCCAACCTTCGTTACTTTTCTTAGTTCAGCAATGCCATCGTTGTCAAAGTCAACACGCATGTAACATTCTGTAACCCAAATTCCATCGTCAATGTCACCCTCTGGTGCATTGTCTTGTTCTTGTGAGAATCTAGATAATCTCTCAGCTTTATAATCAGCTTCATCATTACTAAATACATTCTCTATTTTACTCTTAGGGTAGCCTTGTTGTATTAACTCAGACTTAGTTCTTTTTACCCTGTGTCCTACAAAACGAGCATCCTCTATTGTTTTGGCATACTTGTTTATTAAAAATTCTTCTGGTGGTACAGCTTCTATTCTAACCTGACCATCATCGTATGTTCTGCGTACTACAACATCGTGTGTTATTTGTTGTGGCTGTAAAGAAATAAGTGCATCGTCTTCTTCTCCGCCATTCTGTGTGTGCTCTAATACCTCAACATTATCTTCCATTAAGAGGGCGGTAAACTCTTCTTCTGTTAAATTCTTATACTCTTCTCTTAATGTCTCACTTGTATCATCCCAGTAGTGTTTAACTATACCGTTTTTTTGTAGCAGTGCATCCTTAAACCATTGATATATAATAGAAAATCCCGGGTTCTGTCTCATTATGACATGGTTTACATAAGCTGTAGACTGCTTTGCCATCTTGACATCTTCAGGTCCCTGTGGTTCAAACTGTACTACCTTGTCTCCAGAAGTAAATATCTTCATAAGACTAGGCATAATCCATTCGATTACATCTGCTACATCTCTTGTGACAATTTGAGAACGACCTTCTTGCTCGTTACCATACTTCTTACCGTAATAACGGTCTAATGCATCTGAGCGTTGTGTAGTAAGTTTACCATCTTTATACCCTAAAGCAGAACTAATCTCTTGCTCTAAGTGAGCAGATAGCTCCCTCTTTGTCATTTTAGCCATAAATTATTTACCTTTATTAATAGGGTATTTTGTTTCTTTAGGTGGTGGCGTGGACATACTGACTGCTTTTATAATATGTTTGAGGTCTTTAATGTCCTGTGCCATTTCTAAAATTTTATTCTCTAACCATTTGGGATTCATTGGCATATACTTCTCCTTATACTATCCAACTTAAATCAGTCTTAGGGAGTTCCTTTCCCCAGACACTATCGTTACCTGTAAATACAACATCTGTTACACACAGGTACCTAAATGCATCGCTAGCGTGTGAAGTCCAGTCATGCACTGGTCGTTGTGACCATATCTTTTTCTTGTCATCATAACTACTTCTATATTGTAGCAACGCTTCTAATCCTTTCTTTGTGCTTTCTGCATCAAACCAGCACTTGTTTAAATAAGTTCTGGTAGTATCTATACCATCCATTACCTTTAACTTAGGTGCTACTTGGAAGTCTATACCTAGGTCAAATGCTAGGTCTCGTCTTGACTTACCAGTAGAAAATTCTCTAACTACTATATCATGTGGTGCTATGTGTGCACCATAATGATAACCCTTTCTGTTAAGTACCTCTATATAATGAGGTAGTCCTTCATTAGAGTTTTCATAATAATCTATAATGTGTACTGCTTTTCCTATAAATTGACAGAACCAAATTGAGGTTGCGTCTGAGACCCCAAGGTCCCATGCTGTTACTACTTGTTTAGCCGGGTCATAAGGGACTTTCCCCACTCGGTCTTCTTCATAAGCAGTTTCAATCTCTTTAGCATAATACGCACCTCTAAGTGCAGCAGACCAAGAACACTCGTATTCTTGTTCAAATTCAGTCTCTGCCATATCTTGTTTCGCAAGTTCCAGCTCTTCATCATCTAGTATTCCTGTTTCACTCGCCTTGTATAAGAATCTAGCCCATCCTTTCCTATCTGGGGCAGAGTGGTATAAATCATAAAATTCGTTCTTCCCTTTAGGTGTACCAATAAATATTGCATACCCCTTTCTATCTGATAGTGCGGGCCTTATAACCTCAGAGAACATCTTAGGGTTCATCTGAGCGTACTCATCAAGCACGACCCCATCTAAATAAATTCCACGGAGTGTGTCGTAATTGTCAGCCCCGTACAACTGTATTCTCGCTCCCATAAAGTCGGCTCTTAGTTCTGCCTCGTTAAACTTTACTTCGGGAAATACAGAACATAATCTCTTAAGTTCATCCCAGGCAACTGTTTTAGCTTGCTTGAATAGTGGTGCTATGTATGCATATCTAGGTGCGGGCTTACCTTTACCTATATCTTCTACAGAGCTTTTGATTAGCTGGTTTATAGCAAACACAGTCTTACCAAATCGTCTATGACATACCACAACATTAAATCTATCTAGCGTTGTGTGCAAATGTCTTTGTAATTCCCTAGGTGTATAGGGTATTACTATAGGCTTTCTCTCCTCTTGCATAAATGCTAGTGCACTTTACTGTCTGCGTCTTTTAAAAACTGATTGGCGTCTGCAATATCCTTTTCATCCTGGGCCCATTGTATATCAAACTGTCTATCTTCTACAACAACGTGGTGTTTAGGAGACCAGCCAGCTTGTGTCTTTAGCCAGAACGTAGTCATACTAGGGGACTCCCCAGATACTGCCATTTCGTAGGCTACACCAGCAACGCGGGCGGTCCTTTTGTCCTTACCAACTAGCAAATTGTGTGCAAAATATTTTGTTAGGGTGGCATTAGAGATACCCATCACTTTTGCTATTGTGTGTTGGTCTAGCCCTATAGTAACCATCTCTTCTACCTTAGAATAGTCATCATCGCTAGGCTTATACTTCTGCCCTCTCTTGATTCTAGACTTTTTGCCACCTGCTGCCTTAGATTGCTGGGATAAGCCACCAGTTGGTCTGCCCATCTTACGTTCAATCTTGATTACAGCATCTGCTGGTACTATTCCTTTGGCTGAAGCTACTGCATATCTAGCTTCTTCCTCTAATTCTTTTTCAATTTGCCTGATCTCATCCTCTGAGTCAGCTATTGCTTTGCCTTTTTGTGCCATATACTAGTATTATACCTTAAAATAATATTGTTGCTTCTTAGATTCCTAGAGTATACCAAAGTATTTATAACTGGTTGACTAGCTGGCGTTCCTTCTTTAGCATTATCTAGGTATCTAGTGTTTCACAACAAAGATAAACAATATTATAAAGTATAAACCACTAAAAGTCAACCCCAGTTTGGCATTGATTAACACAGTATGCCCGAATCTGTCGCGGTGTGTTGCGGAATATTGAAAAAATAATAATTTTACTTGTGCATAGGTTTCGCTCGTGTGAAGAAAATTCCAAAAGGGTGCTCCCCTTCGCATATACCCCTACTTTCTTTGTGGATATATAGGCGGTTGGATAGTCGCGGGTTCTTTCCTAGATTTTCGGAATAGTTCCGAGAATGTTTTTTATCTTGAAGGGATAATTCGAGGTTTCATATAATAACAAACATAGACAAAGTTTTATTATTTTCCTTGCAATTGACAAAGCAATAGACTAGACTATGTCAAACGGTCGCAATTTCGCGGACGTCTAAATAAGGAAAAACAATGACTATAAAAACAAAACAAAAGCAAACAACTAAGCAAAAGACTAAGTCTTCTATGGCTGATTTAAACTTAAGACCAGCCGTTGAAGTTGTGAGCGGTAACGCTAGCAATCCTTTCAATTCAATATCGGAAACAATCAACGATATTAAAAACTGTAAGCAATCGATTCAAGACTTGCACAAGGAAGGTAAAAAGCTGGTCAAAAATAACGGGACTTATGAAGCGTTATTGATGTCTATTCTATTCACTGATTTAAAAGAATCTAAGACTGGAATTGCAGACATTACAGACTATGCAGTAAGGCTTAAGAATACAGAAGGCTATTCCAAAGGAACTGTTGAATTTAATATGTTAGAAACTCTTAGACATCAAGTATCAAACGTCTATATAAAAATGACTAACAATGAAGATT